GTTTCAGATATAGATTTAGCCCAGGCAAAGCCCGCTTTATAGGCCGCAGTTTCTATGACAATAGCTCCCTCCTCGACATTTTTCGCCGTTTTATCCATCTCATCCCGCATGGCCTGTAGTGATTCTTTCCACGGGCCGGCCAGCTTCTTGACAATCGGGATTTTTTCCAGAATCCCAACAATGGCGATTGACCAATCCAGTAGCTTTCCTTTTATCGCATTGAAGGCGTTGACGAAAAATCCTGAAACGTCTTCCCATAGTTTAATGAAAAAGGCTTTTATCGGTTCCCAATGTTTAATTATAAGATAGACCCCGGCGGCTACTGCAGCAATAGCGGCGATAACTAATCCTATTGGGCCGGTTATCGCCCCCCAAAGCATCGTAAATCCAGCAGATAAGGCAGGGAGAAACATCAAAAGCGGTCCCAAGACAGTACACAAAACGCCCACGGCTGCCACTACCTTCAGTAATACCCCGGCAAGTTTCGGATTTTCTTTTATCCATCCGGAGACTTTCGCAATCACATTTGTTATTTTCTGGACTAAATCTGTAATGGCCGGGACAATTGTCTCAGACAGGGCAAATCCAACCCCCTTAAATGATGCGGCTAGGGCCGTTTGGGCATCCTTTAATTTGGCCGCTTTGGCTGCCGCCTCTGTATCAAATATAATTCCCAACTTATGGGCTTCTGCAGCAAGGTTTTTCAGTCCTTCTTTTCCTTCTGCAAAAAATGGAAGCAATTCCGTTCCCGCTCTTCCAAATATATCAACAGCAGTTGCCGCCCTAACCGTCGGACTCTCTATCCCAGAAATGGCCGCGCCTATTTTAAGGAACTGATCCTCTGGGCTCAATTTCAACAAATCCCCCGCGCTCAATCCAATTCTATCAAATGCGCGAACATAGGTTGCCATTCCATCATCGGCATCGACAAGGGTTTTGGACATTTTTTTAATGCCCTTTTCTACAGCCGTGATAGAGGTTCCAGTTATGTCCGCTGCATATTTCATCTCAGAAAGAAATTCTGCGGCAAGCCCGGTTCGCTTTGACATCTTGTCGATTTGATCCCCGGCGTCAACATAGCTTTTGACCATCATCCCAATTGAGCCCACGATGGCCGCCCCGGCTACGGTCATAGCCCGGCCTACCTGTTTGAATTTTTCAGAATGGGATTGAATGTATCCGTCGGCTTTTTTAAAGCCTTCCTGCATAGCGGTAATGTCAGTTCCGATTTTTACCAAAAGGCTTTTGACTTCCATTTTAGTCTACTCCCACCTCTCGCCGGATTTCTTCCAATTCTCTTTGTTTATCCTCTTTTGTATAGACGGGTGGAGCGGGGAAGACTTCAGGTAATAGAGTTCTGGCCTTCATAGCCTTTCCGGTAAGGGCAGAAATAATCCAAGCCGTTAAATGTGCTTGCCGTTGCCAGAAAAGGTCTGTCCGCTCGTTATAGCCGACGATCCGTTCATTAAGCTGGACGAGATTAAGCCCGTCTAATTCATCATGTGTGATCCCGATACTCAGGGCTATTGGTTTAGCTTTTTCGTAGAGGGGATCGTTAATTTCGGCTGCTTCTTCTCCACCGTTGCCGTTTCCACTTCCGGTATAACCTCCACCTTTGTTTTCTGATCGCCGGCCGGGGCTTTTTTTGAGTCTTCCTCTTCGTCCGGCTTTGTCCCCAATTGCTCTTGTAGTGCCTTTAGGACGATGGTGGTAATATCCATCATCGTATATGTTTTCCCGATTGTGTCATCCAAAAGATCATCAAGTTGTGCCTCTGTCAGCTTTGGATCATCCTTACTCAAACCGATAAATACCAACGCCGGAATCTCATCTACCTTGAGGTTCATCATTTGGTCGATACTTTTGCCGTCGCCAAACTTCAGCCGGAGTTTCCGCATAGCCTTAAACCCGAAATGAAGCTCCCTGTCCCTGTCTAATTTCAGTATGTGGAGATTCATGTCACACCCCCAGGGATATGGCCGCGATGGTCAGATTGGTTACTCCGCCGGTGTAGGTGATGGCGATCTGAGCACTGGCATTATTGAACCGCCCTCTGGGAAAGGGACCGATCATCCGCTCTGATGAAACGGGAACCACGACGCTGACGTTATGATCTGAGCCCTGATTACAGGCCACAACCGAATCAACGATGACCGTTGATTCCTGGTCGGTCAGATTCTTGACGTGCAGGATCGTATTCCCATCGTTTGGGGCTACATCCCCGCCCGATGCACAGGCCACATAGGCCACAGCAAGGGGATTAAGCCCCGTTAAAGATGTTGTTTTTACAACTAATGTTGCCATTTTTTCCTCCTGTTCTAACTCACAATCACTTTGCTACTTCGGTAATGATGCCGTCTGAGATCAGCGAAAAGGACACGTTGGACATATCCTCGGCGGGTCCGGTCATGCTCAAGCCGGTCATAATGAAATCGCCATAATACTTATAGGCGGGTGTATCGACCTGGCAGTTACATTTCTGGTGATCCGTGGCGAGATTGACCAAGCCCTTCTTGAGTTCCAACCATCCGGCGTTGTCCTCAATCAAAAAGGCGTCAAAATCAACCGACACTTCGCGGTTGCCGAGTTCCCTTTCTTTCCAACCCGCCGAATCCTTGTCTGTGACTTCGAGCGGGTCTTGAGAGAAGTTCATGCTGGCATCCTTCTGACCCCCGACCTTGACGTATGCGCTGGTGATATACACCGACACATAAACTGCTGTACCCTTTACTTTAGCCATTTTTAACCTCCGTTAAATTTCTGAAAATTTATTAAAAACAGGCAAAGGCCCCTCATCTGTTTTGTCCTGCCTTTATCTGCGGTAGAGTTTCGGATTCAAGGCCGATGGGGAGCATATAAAGAGCTTGATCTGAGCCTTCGCCTGGGGGACTTGATATAGAGTGGTGGGATTTAATAAAATAAAAAAGGCGTTTGTTCTTCACCGTTCATTCGCTCCTGGCCCCCTGCGCCCCGTCAAAAGCCGGGGGGCCTTGTTTTATTCCTTATTCATAACTCCTCTATCAGATACTTGAATTTTAAAATCCCATGCCTCGTAACTCCGTCTATATCGACCATGAGATTATAGGAATCCATCCTATCCAGAGCCGCCCTGAAATTGGGGGACAGATTAAGCGGGCCTAAACTAAAAGCATAAACCAGGGCGTCCGCCATCTCACCCGCCTCTTTCCTACCGTGATACTGTGACCAGATGTGAATCGTTGAATAGACCTCTGTGCCGTCTGCCGATTTATCTGACCAATCCCTAGCCATAATCTCTCCCATAACGATATAGGGAAAGGGGGCATCTTCGGGATTCTCATCGTAGACCGTGTATGCGGTATTCGCCTCAATCCTTACGATCTGAGCGTCATGGAGTGTTGCGGTGGGAAGTCTCATTTGAATATCCCCTTTAACCGATCAAAAAATTCATTAACATGGGAAAGGAAGGCCGGAAAAAGAAAGGGTTGCGCCTTTATTCCCCGCTTGCTAATTGCCAGGCAGATGGGCCACGCAGAATCAAATCCATGCCGACGAGCCCAATCTTCCAGAGCATCGGGCGGGGGGAAATGCGGCTTTGCTCCATGTTCCACATACGGAGCATAGGGGGCTGTCGATCCGATCTCACTACCAAGGCCATTATTGGTTCGATCAACGACAACTGTCGTGGCCAAATGACCCGTATCCCAAGCCTCTAGTGCTTTCAGGTTCAATATTGCCTGATCCCGAATTTCCAAGGCTGTGGCATAAACCTCTGCCTTTACTTTTTTAACGTGATCATCGGATGCCTTTTTTAGGTACTTGCGCAACTCGTCGGCTCCCTCAAGTTTTATCGTGGGTTGCATTTCTATTCCCTGCACAACAACTCTAGATAGACATGCCTTTCTTCCATGTCGATTATCGATTCAATACTAAAAACCCGTTCCCCAAGTGTGATCCGCATTTTGGAATTTATGTCCTTCCGGTATCTCATCCGGATTCTGTGAGTGACTTCAGCCGTTATCTGGTGAGCATAGAAATATTCACGGCCTACCAGGGGCGCGATAGATGCCCAGGCAACCGCGAAATCATTCCAGGCCACAGTAAACCCCTTCACTCCATCGGGCGTTTTCTCCTCCTTCTGGAAGGTGATCCGGTGTCTGAATCCGGCGGGGTCGATCTTGTTTATGTTCATATTTGGATAACCTTAAATCTCCAAAGCTGGTCTTTTATGTCGCTAGGGATTTCTTTTGAGCCCCGGTTGTCATAGAGATGGCTGACCAATTCCAGGATCAACTGTCTCAACGATGCTGGCACAGAGGTGGCTGCAATCCCATAGCCCGCCACAAACTCAATAATAAAGGATGCAAACCCCCGATGATCCGGCCAGATATAACCCATCCGGAGCTTTACCCGCCCCATTAGGCCGGAAGTGTCAACCGCATATTTCACCGCGCTTACAAGCTCATATCTTTCAACCCTGTCGGCTTGCGCGGCCGTGTGTTCATATACCAGATTCGCCGTCAACGTCAGGGATACCCCGTCCTGGATGCTCAGAATAACCTTTTCCTCTTCTCTCGCACCGCCTCGATTTATGAAAATCAGGTCCCCCGCCGTA